ATTCCACCCTATCTTGAAGATGGCAGAAGCTGCTAGTAAGCTGGACTACATTGCTGATGAAGAAGGTGATGTGACTGCTCTTAATGCTGCTGTGAACGCATGGAGTAAGGTTGCTGAGTACACTGAGCCAAAGCTGAAGGCTGTAGAGATTAGGGCTGACGAGGGCGCTGTAGTGGCTATCCAACGTAAACGCTTTGATGGCACTGCTATTGAGGCAGAAGTTGTAGAAGTAGACCCTGTAGTAGAGGCAATCGTCAATGCTGCTGTAGATGATGATGAAGATGAGGATGAAGAGTAATGGCTAAAGGCAAAAGCATGGTTCACAAGCTAGACAAAGAAACACGCAAAGAACACTTCCGTAACTACGATGCTAACAACAACGGTGGCAAGGGTGACGGTAATCGCACATCAACCCCTGAGACACGCGAGAAGTTCAAAAGTGGCTATGATGCAATCGACTGGAGCAAGAAATAGTGCCGACAATTGAATACTGCATGGGGCCGCAAGGACAAGTCCTACAAGATTACGCTGACTGCCGCTCTCAGAACTCCTTTATTATGGGGCCACTGGGTTCAGGCAAGACTGTCCAAACCATCCTCAAGCTATTCGACTTGATGACCGAACAAAAGCCAGTAATGACCCCTGGACATAAGAACTATGGTGTCCGACTGTCCCGCATCATTGCCTGCCGAAACACCTATTCCGAACTGTTCTCCACCACCATTAAAGACTGGCTAGAGATACACGAAGACCTTGGCCCATTCCGTCAGGGTAACAAAGAACCACCTACCCATTACATTAACTTCAGATTAGAAGATGGCACCTCAGTTAAGTCAGAGGTCATATTCATCGCTTTTGACCGCCCTGAGCACGTTAAGAAGGCTAGGGGTATCCAGTGTACATGGGTATGGCTAAACGAGACGAAAGAGCATTCTAAGGCCGTTCTCGATATGCTTGATCTACGTCATGGTCGCTATCCTTCCCCCAAGGAGGGAATCAAACCTACGCATCACGGTGTGCTGGGTGACAGTAACGCCCCTGATGAAGACCACTGGTACTACAAGCTGGCAGAAATTGAGCGTCCTGAAGGCTGGGCATTCCATAGACAACCAGGTGGTGTGTTCAAAGATGGGGAAACTTGGAAGGTAAATGATAGGGCCGAGAACCTGCCTAACCTCCCTGCTAACTATTACAAACGCGGACTATCAGGTAAAACACATGATTGGATTAAAGTTAATCTTGCTAATGAGTACGGCTTTGTGTCGAACGGCAAACCTGTTCACCCAATGTATACGGATAGTGTTCACGCATCGCATATGGACTTCACACCGTGCAAGGACACTCCTATCATTCTGGGTTTTGACTTTGGTCGTACACCTGCTTGTGCCTTTCTTCAGCGTACTGCTATCGGGCGTTGGGTCTGCTTTGATGAAATGGTGCTTACTGATTCCGGTGCCGTAGACTTTGCGCCTACCCTAAAACGCTATATTGAAGAGACTTATCCTAACTGCACCTTTAAGGGGTGGGGTGATCCCTCTGGTTCCAATAAGAATCAGTCCAACAGTGAGACTCCATTCCAGATCATGCGAGCCGCTGGCATACCCTGCCAACCAACAGAGTCTAACGATCCCCTAAAACGTAGAGCCGCTTTAGAAGTACCCATGAAAGAGATGTGTATGGATGGTAAGCCTCGCTTCATTGTCTTGCCCAAAGCCTCTATGATTCGCAAGGGTCTACAGGGGGGCTTCTGTTATCGTCGTGTGCAAACGAGTGGCGAACGCTACAGTGATCAGCCAGACAAGAATGAATACTCTCACCCAGTGGAGGCACTTGAGTATGCCCTACAAGGTGAAGGTGAAGGTCGTTCTGCTCTCCGTAGAGATCAAGGCTTTGCTAAACCCCACACAGCAAAGGTTAACTTTAGTGTCTTCTGAAGAAATAGATATGTGGGTTGTATTTACCTGCGATACAGGCCACTGGTGGTCTAGGTTTATTAGGGAAGACATGGGTCACTGCTATGCCATCGTGCCTTCTAATGGCAAGTACATTGTTGCCGGAAAGAATACAGGAAAGTATGAGCTGTATAATGTAGACTCAATAAATGATATAATTGGGGCCAACGATATAACGGTCGGTTATAAGCAAGAAGCTACTAGCATTAACTTGTTTGCACTCAATACTTGTGTCGGCAATGTTAAGCAGATGCTGGGCATTAAGAAGCCATTCATCTGGACTCCATATCAACTATACAAACACATAAAGCATACGAGGTAATACTATGGGCGGCTCAGGTGATGCAGCTGAAAAAACGCAAGAACAACTTGCTATGGAACGTAGACAAAGAATGCAGCTCGATGAAGAAACTGCGGCAAGTGAGCGACGATTAAAGGCCGTTGCTCAAAAGAAGCTAGGCAAGCAGTCGTTACTTGCTAAACCTATGATGGAAAAAAAGGCACCAGCACCAACAGTTGAAAAGAAAAACGGCAAGGGACTTGGACTTCTTGGTAGAGCAGCAACTAAGGCAGCAATGATGGCAGGTCGATAATGGAATTACCTAAAGAGCTTGGTTCACTAACGGACTTAAAGCGCAGAGAGAATGACGCATTTAAACGTGCTTCTATGTGGCACGATCAACTTGATGATGCCTACGAATACTTTTTGCCAAACCGCAATCTTTTTGAAGACTACGCTCCAGGTCAGAAGAAGATGGATCGTATCTTTGACTCCACTGCACTTGAGGCAATCCAGCAGGGCGCTAGTAAGCTGCAAGAAAACATTGCTCCTATCTGGTCACGCTGGGCTACCTTTGAGCCATCTGATCTAGTTGTTAAGCAGCTTGAGGAAGGTAACTTTGATGTTAGCCTAGAAGACATTCAGAGCAATTTACAGAAGCAAGCCGAGATTATCTTTGATTACATTAACCGTTCTAACTTTGCTACCCAGTTCTATGAGCACGCCCTTGATCTCCTTATTGGTACAGGCACACTTCGTATTGATGAAGACGAAAGCGACGAGATGCCCCTCATCTTTAACGCCATTCCGCAAAAGGGAATAGCATTTGAGGAAGGCCCACAGGGTAATATCGAAACGCACTGGCGACGATTTAAGGTAAAGGCTCGTAACCTAGAGCGTTACTGGAAAGGCTTTGAGCCATCAGAAGTAATGAAGGACGTAATTGAAAAGAAGCCAGACACTGATGTCGATGTGCGCGAGGGTGTTGTCTATATGCCCAAGAGTAAGACCTACTATGGCTGTGTGTGGGTTGCTAAGGAAGATCGTATTAGCTGGATGCAGGACTTTGGCGAGTCTAGCCCTTGGGTTACAGGTCGCTATAGCAAGGTAGCTGGTGAGATTAGAGGTCGTGGCCCAGCACTACAGGCACTTCCTGATGTACGCTCACTGAACAAGGCCAAAGAGTTTGTACTCCAGAAGGCAGCCATTGATCTAGCAGGTATGTACACTGCCACCGATGATGGCGTAACTAACCCCTACAATTTGAATATAAGCCCAGGCATTGTTATTCCAGTTGGTTCTAACAACAGCAGCAACCCTTCTATTCAACGCCTAGATACAGGCTCTAACTTACAATTGGCACAGTTTGAAATCAATGAGCTACAGATGTCAATCAAGAAGGCCCTATTCAACGATCTTCGTGATCCTACTGGTGCTGTTCGATCCGCCACTGAGGTTGCCATCGAGTCGCGTGAACTTGCTAAACGCATCGGCTCTGCCTTCGGCAGATTACAGACCGAAGTATTGATTCCAATCATTAAGCGTGTGGCCTCTATTCTAACTCGTCGTGGTATCATTACCCCTGTTGAGCTAGATGGTCGTCAGGTCGCTATTAAGTTTATGTCTCCATTGGCAAGAGCGCAGGATGGTGAAGACATTCTTAACGTACAACAAGCTGTACAGTTTGTGTTGCAGACTGCTGGCCCAGATCAGGCTAAGATTGGATTTAAGCTAGAAGACTTTGGAACGTGGGTTGCCGATAAGACTGGTATGCCTGCCGAGCTAGTTAGAAGCCAAGCTGAAAAGCAAGCTGTTATTCAGGCTGGTGCTCAAATGGCACAGCAAGGAATGGATACTCAGGGACAACCACCTGTTGACCAAGGACAAACTGCTCTATGAGTTGGGATACAATTAATCAAGCGACCACTAATGCAGAAGATGCAAAGGTGGTCAATGCAGAGAAAAGAAAAGCCGCTGCTGAATTGGCTCAAGCGTACAATAAGTGCTTCTCAGGTGACATCGGGAAGCGCGTACTTGAGGACATGACGCGGAGGTTTATCTTCAATAACGACACCCCCTTTGGTGCCTCCAATGTTGATTACGAGGCTGCTTACCATAATGGTGAGTCGGGAGTTGTTAAATTTATTATCAACCAAATGCAACAAGCTGAAATATTGTAAGGAATAATTATGAGTGAAGAACAGGCCGCACCAGAAGAAACAATAAGCGAAACCCTGTTGGATGCAGGTACACCCGAACTAGGTGAAGGTGAATACTTTTTATCTGATGGTATCAAGGGTACAGGTGACACACCCGAATGGTACAAAGGCGACAAGTATAAGTCTGTCGCTGAACAAGCCAAAGCCTATACTGAACTAGAAAAGAAGTTCGGTGGTTTTACTGGCGCACCTAAAGATGGCTATGCTGGCCCAGAAGGAATTGAGTCTGACGATGCCCTACTGCAAGAGCTAACTGAGTTTGCTGAGAAGACAGGCATGAGCCAAGAAGCCTTTGGTGATGCGTGGGAATTATTGTCAGCACAGGGCGAGGCGGTAGAACAAGTTACCCAAGAGCAAGAGATTGCACGACTAGGTGACAATGCTGGCGAGCGCATTAAGAATGTTGAGGGTTATCTAAAGAACAACTTAGATGCTGCTGACTACGATGTGGTTCGTGATCTCGTTACTGATGCCAAGTCTATTGAGCTGGTAGAGTATTTGGTTCGTGCTACTGCACCTACTAAGCTACCTATTGATGGTGGACAGCATCCGACAGGCATGACCTGGTCTGACATTGAAACTCAGATGTTTATGAAGAACGAGAATGGACAACTCCTCCGTAGCATTGATGCTAACCATGAAGCCAAAATCCAGAAGATGATGCAGGAATTTGGTGGCGACAAGGCTCATACCCGAACCTTCGGCAGTTGAGTTTATGGGGTGAAAGGTGTATAATCGGCACACTGGACACCCCTTTCTATTAAGGCCCAGTAAATTTAGGTTGAATGCTGACCAAGTTTACTCGGGTACTCAGCTAAAACCTTGAAAAACTTTTTATTATTTATTACTCTTTTTCGAGGAAATCATTATGAGTAAGGTATTATCATCCGTAGCGGTAACGGAGTTTGACAGTCTTGTTAAACACGCATACCAAAACGCTGGCCTTTTGAAAGGCGCTGTAACTGTACGAAACAACGTAGTAGGTGACACCTACAAATTCCGTAACATGGGTAAGGGTCTAGCTAACCAGAAGTCTACTTCTGATCTAGTAACTCCTATGGACATCACTCACGGCTTCGCAACTGCAACTCTGCAAAACTGGAATGCTCCAGAATACACAGATATGTTTGATGCAGCCACTGTAAACTTTGACGAGAAGCAGGAACTTGCAAGCACTATCGCACAGTCTCTTGGTCGTCGTTGTGACCAGTTGGTTATCGACGCTATGGACGCAGAAACTACTTACGCTGGCACTGTTGCTGCTGGCAGCACTAACTTGACTACTGAGAAAGTAATTGAAGCTCAGGTAGCTCTCCGCGCTCAAGGCGTTCCTAACTCTAACCTGTATGCTGCTATCAATGCTCAGGGTCTGGGTGGTCTGCTTAACCAAGAAGAAATCACTTCTTCTGACTACAACAATGTTAAAGCTCTGGTCAACGGTGACGTTGATACTTTCGGTGGCTTTAAGTTCGTAGTTATCGAAGATCGTGCTGAAGGTGGTCTGACTGAAGCAGCTAACATCGTTGATTCATACTTCTTCTCTCAGGACGCTGTTGGTCTTGCAATCGGTATCGACATTAAGACTGACGTTGATTGGATTGCTGATCGCACTTCTTGGTTGTGTAACGGTATGCTAAAAGCTGGCGCTGTTTCTCGTGACGGTCTTGGTATCGTTAAAGTTCAATACGACAAAACTGCATAAGGAATATTATCATGGCTTTTGAAAGACAAGGTTTATCAAGAATTGGAGGTGCTGGTACTGGTGGCACTTTATGGATGTATAATGCTTCTGAAGCTCCTGACAATGCTGCTGGCCCCGTCCTGCAACTTGTTAGCTACTTTGATGAAGCATCAGATGTTCTTCAAAAGGGTGATCAGATTAATGTTACTCGCGAAGTAGGCACAGCTTACTTGCACATCACCTATGTTCGATCAATTAGTGCGGCAGGCGTTGTTACTACAGCGGCTGGAACAACCATCACTGATTAAGTAGTAAAACTGAATGGGGCTGCTTCGGCGGCCCCTTTCTTTACATATAAAGGTTTTTTATGGCAAACAGTAAGCTATCGTTAATTAATAATGCTCTTATTCTTATTGGCGATGTGCCTCTGACATCCCTGACTAGCGGTACTCGCGCTCAGGTTGTAGCCACTAGCCTGTATGACAATATTGTACAAAACGAACTGTCTAAATTTCGCTGGGGATTTTCTCGCAAACAAGCTCAACTATCATTGACTACTGATATTCCTGTTGGCAGTGAGTGGCAATCTATCTATCAGCTTCCGTCTGATATGCTGACTCTCATTAAGTTAGACCCTAGCATTCCATATCAAATTCTTGGAGACAAGGCTTATTGTAACTACAGTGGTGCGCTTTACTGCGATTACATTGCTAATGTTTCAGAAGCTGCATGGCCTGCATACTTTGCTAAAATGATTGAGTATGCCTTAGCTATGGACTTTGCTCCTTCCATTCGTGACAGTGCTTCTTCGATGCAACTACTGGCCAATCAATATCTTAACGCTAGTCGTATGGCTCGCTTCACTGACTCGCAGCAACACCCCCAGACACCTATCCAGGATCGACCATTTATTAACGTGAGGTACTAATGTCTTTTAATTTTAATAACTTTAGCCGACATGGTGGTAGCACTACAGCTCCGTCTTGGTGGAGTTACCAGACAACTGACGCATGGGATGACATTCTTCCTGATAACTATTTTGGCGAGGCGTTTGGGTCTTTGAACGTAAATGACTTTATTCTTGTAAGGTCTATTGCCAACACCTTTATGTTGCGTGTAACTGCTGTTTCTCAGGATACCGTTGCAATCGTAAGAGACACAATGACTGCTCCTAACATTGGTAGTGCAATCTTTACTGCCAGCGTTACCCAGACTGCTACTGACCCAGATACTGTTTATCAAGTTCCTTGGGACTTGGCTGTTGAGAATGGTTCAATTAAGCGTAATGTCTCAGATAACACCAAGATTGAGTTTACTGAGGCCGGTACTTATTTGGTTCAAGGCAACTTGCAGCTCAAGTCTTCTTCAGCATCCGCAAAGACGTTTTACTTTTTCCCAACTATCAATGGCGCAAGTAATTCAAAGTCAGTTCGATCAGGACTTAAAGATAATAATGTCTTGGGTACTCTTGGAGTATCTGCTGCTTTGGAATTAAATGCTGGTGACTACATTCAAGCAAACTGGGCAGTTAGTGATGTTGCTGGTTGGCTAGATGCTTCTGCTGCAACTTCATTTGCTCCAAGCTCTTACGCTGCTCAAATTTCTATTATTAGGGTATAAAGTTATATGCCAAAGTCACAATTTCAGCAAACCAGCTTTGCCAGTGGTGAGTTGTCACCAT